GTCCTGAACCTGTAATGCACATTTGACTTAAACTTGTATGTAATTGATTTATAAGCTGTGTCTTGTTGCCCCATATTCTGTCACTGAAATTTTTACCATCAGCTAACCAAGGCTTATTTACCACTTTTTCAATTAGCTTGTCATTTAAAGTTGCAAAACTTGAACCAACGCCCACACCCTTTTGAATTTCAAAGGCTGTTCTGTAATAACTATCCTTGTAAACATCCTTTATGTGCTTACTTACTTCATCATTCAGGTTTCCAAAAGCTGTTTCTGCCTGCTGTCTACACTGTAACTCCAACGCTTCAAGCCTGCTTATGTGAGCCTTGGCAGATGCATTTTCAAGTTCCTTTACCCATTCACCTGAAAAAGCGTTTTCCCTGCCCTTTTTTATGTATTCCTCTACATCCCACTTAAGTTCCTTTAATTCCTTGTCATTAAGGGACTTTCTTGCTTCCAACAGAGATATGTTATTGTTATTCGCATACCTCTGATACCAGGCATTTATCTTTTCTTCGATTATCTTCTGAGACTTATCAAACTGCTCCTGAATATCCATTGTCTTCTTTAAGGAAGTCTGATGTGTTGCTTCCTCCATTTCAACGAACCTGTTCTTCCAGTATTCACTATTCTTCATTTGCTCCACCTACTGAGTTATCATCATCTTTAGCCGAATCATCAACATTGTCATCATCTTCATTTGACTTTTTTGTAAACATCTGCTGATATATGTCAGCGTTCTGTATTTTTTCTTCATTTTCCTTCTTTAGCTGTTTAAGTTCTGCTTCAACGTCCTCAACAAACGGATGATTCTTAAGTATAGTTTTCTGGCTAATGATTCCAACACTGTCCTTACATATTGCCGCCTGCTCCTGCTCATTCTTAATACAGGTTCTTGTCCATGTCTGAACAATGTTGTCACACTTAATGTTCTTAAAGTTGCAGATTGCTCTTACCAGTTTGGCAAAACCTAACTGAAACTCTGTTTCCATTAAACCTGTTTTCATCTCCAATAATGAATACATAAACTTAAGAGCCTCTCCTGACTGATTTCCAAAATTCTCAGGTCTTGGATCAAATCCCTGCCCCTGTTCGAAAATAGCCTTTCTTGTGGCATCAAGAACACTATTTCTTGCTTCAATAGGAATCTCAATGTTAAGAGTACTTACACCTGCACCTTCATCTGAATCCATTTTTATAACCTTGTATTTCTTCAAATCCTGCAGGAATCCATTTAAATCTGTTCCACCATATCCGGAAAGAACAAATATAAGCTCCTGAACATCTTCAAGGTCATTAATAAAGCCACTAAACACCTTGTCATACACATCAATCAAAGGCTTAATGTTATCAAGGTCAGAAGACTTAATGTTGTTATTAAAAAACGGAATGAAAGGTATTTCCTCCATTCCGTGACTATACTCACTTACGAGTTCTCCTGTTGTCGGATTCTCAAATATTGCATAATCTGTTAAGTTGTCATAATTTAAATCTGATTGAAGTCTTCTGTATACCTGACATTCCTCTTTGTTCCAATATTCATATATTGTGTAGTTTTTAGCATCTGCTTCATCTATCTGTGTATATACTCTTAATGCTCCTATCAGCTTCTGTTTTGCTGACTTATTCCATATCGGAACAATCTGTTTGCTATCAATAACTGCCCACTCAAATTCATTTAGCTCATTTGTCCAATAATGAATCCATGCAACACCTGCATTGGCTGCATTAACACAAAGCTCCATACACTCTTTTCTATATTCATCCCCTAAGGCATTTAATATTTCTGCATTAGCCTTTGAATTACCAACATCAAACGTAGGCGGTGTAGTGAATGCATAAGCTGCTTTCTGGTTAACTATCAATCCGTGAAAGTTGCGGGGTATTCTGTTGTCTGCATTTCTCAACGGATGACCTTCTTCATCTTCCTTTTTAGGACCATATAGCACGTCACTCTGATTTCTGTAATATCTGTCAGCAATATCACATTTAACCATATATATTGCATGCCCCGGCATATACTGACTTAATAATTCCTTCATTCTAACTAAATCCACTTGTTTCACCTCTTTACTTTAATACTGATAATCCGTCAGACTTCTTAGCACAATCCTCTGCAATTCCTGTTGTTGCATCCTGTGCATCGTCATGATCATTTTTTCCTTCTCTCTGATACCTTGACATTGCCTTATAATAATCAGGCCATCTGTTCTTCCAGTCTTCAGGAAAATATATGTGTTGCATTACCCACGCTGAATTTGAAAAAATTCTTGCATTCTTGTTGTTATGCTGTGTAAACCACTTAATAACTGTCTTGTTACTTTTTAATTCATCCTGAAGTATTCTCTTAACACTTCTGGCAAATCCTCTACCACCATTATTTGATTCGATTCTTGCAATATTTACATTTCCATCAAATAACAGCTTAGCTGTTAACGGCTCTGTAACTTCCATTGGTTCCTGCGTATATATAACATCAAGTACGTACGCTTCATTGTCAAATGTTACTCCGTAGTTAATACTGCATAAGTAATCCTTACCTTCATCTGCGGTATCTGTATAATTTCTAATCTGCTTAAATTGTGGCATTTTTTTGTACGTCTTAAATGAAGTGTACATTCTGCCCTTTATGTCAATAGGATTCTGCTGGTAGTTCGCTTCTGCAATATCTATTCCCATTGACATCTTTTTATTTTCGTATGATCTTTTTGACAAAATTTCAGGACAAAGCATTGTTCCATCTTTCTTAACAGCCTTATAGCATATATGCCTTACCTTTACGCCTATGCTCTTAAAGTGTTCCAATGCCCTGCCAGCCAAATCCAAACTATGCCATCTTGTCATTACAATGATAATCTTGCCACCCTCTTCAAGTCTTGACATCATTGTGTCCGTAAACCAGGTCCAATGATTATCCAGAATATTTGCATTATTAGCTTCCAGTGCTGACTTAATCAAGTCATCAATAATCATTAACGTTGCGCCAAAACCTGTTGCAGTTCCTGTTGGGGATGTTGCCAAATAATTGTTATAGCCATTTTCAAGTGACCACATATTCATTGCACCATCACCACGTTTAATGGTTACTCCCGGGAACACATCTGAATAAACAGCCTTGTTTTCATCTGCCTTTGTTTCAAGAATCGTGTTTCTCACGCCCTTTGAAAACGTTGTAGACAATGTTTCATTGTATGAGCCTGTCATAATCTTCTGTGTTTGGTCATTTCCAAGAACCCATTCAACAAAATTACCAACTGTTCTGGACTTTCCATGTCTTGGCGGCATATTAACAACCATTACTTCATCATCTGATTTTATGAACTGCTGTAACTCATTACAGAAGTCACGTAAAAAGCCCCTGTCTTCCTTGTAGAAGTCAGGAGCCTTTAATTTGCAGTACTGCCAAAAATTTCTTCTTGCCAGCTCTACCCTTGCATAAAGCTTTATTAAATTCTTATTCAGATTCAAGGTCCTCACCTGCCAATCTAAGCAGTTGTTCAGTACTTAATCCCTCAAAAGGATTGTTAACATTTCCTGACACCTCAACCTTATCCTTAAACATTCCTAAATGTCTTCCCAACAGTTCCAAAGCCTTTACCTTGTCATAGGTAGTCAGCTCTATTCCATTCTTGCCCTGCTTAATACCTGAAATAGCCTTAATCTGTCTTCTTGAAAGCTCATCAGTTTCAGTAATCTCAACTGCCTGATAATACATCTGATTTCCTTCACTATCCAATGCCGGGACATAATCACCATCCGGTGTCTTCATCATCACCGGCTTAGTCACAACCTTGGCATATTCAGAACCATTGGCAAAGGCAACTGCTGCAAGCTCCTGAATCACATCATCCTGCGTAACCTCAATTCTTTCCAGCCTGTCCTTAATTCTTTCATCTATGTATTCCTTAATCTCCGGAACATTCATAAGACGAGCGGCTGCCGCTGCTGCTGTATTATCATTTTTGACGTGTGGATATGCTTCCTTATACGCCCTTGTTCCATTCAGATCAATCAAATATTCATTTGCAAATATAACTTGTCTGTCAGTCACTGCAACCGCCCCTTTCTTACCGAATTTATTTTATAAGCACTCTGCTTCTTTAAAAGCATCAAATATTTTAGGAAATTGAATAGCAAACCAATCCACCATTTCTTCGTTCAGTGCCCAACAATCTGACGAATTACTGTTACTCCATAATCCTGATTCATATAAAAACGCATGTATTATTTCGTGTCTAACTACCTGTTTCATGTATAACTGCAAATCTCTTACTGAATCTTTCTCTTGTACCAATTCTGCAATTTTAATTGTTTTTATTGAATAATCCATAATGCCGTCTGAACCTTCAGGCATTTGCTCATCTGGAACATCGTATTTAATTGTGTATTCTGATCCTAATATATTTACTTTTTTATCCTGCATTTTTCTCCTATTTCCCCACGAAAAAAGACAGCCTTTCGACTGCCTTAAGACGTTTTACCATAAATACTTTTAGAGGAATTTCATTCAGATAAACAAAAGATAACAAAAAATTTCCTTTTCTGTTTTACTTTTTACTCTATCATTTTATCACTGATTAATGTGACATTCTATGACACGTTTAAAACTGGCTCAATATCTTTCAACGCATAGCCATGTAGTCTTAATACATGCCTGTAAGATATATTCATTTCCAGTGCTATCTCTTCCCACTTCTTGCTCTGGCAGTATCTCTTGTACAAAATCTGCTCGTATTCAGGATTGTTTAACTTCTGTATGTTGATTATTACGTTTGCTCTGGCTAAAGCAAATTCACGCATCAAATCATTCCACTCACATTCCTTTTCATTAATCTTGCATATTGTTTCTGCCATCTTATCCTGTGTTCCTGAAGACAGTACCCTCTCGCCCTGTTGGATTGCTCCAGTACTCACCACCATTTCCCTTAGGGTATCTATCTCTTCTTTTAGAATTTTCATCTTAGATTCAAGATTTCTAACCTGATTCAAGTATTCCTTTGCTGTCATTTCTTCCAAACTCTCAATCCTTTCTCTATTTTTCTGCATAAAAAAACCAACCACCGAATATTGGTAGTTGGCTTTATGACATCTTCTTTTTAATGTTCTGGTGCACATTTGGCACAAAATCCATTTCCTGCATCTCCATTAACATAATCATCTAAATCAAATACTTCTCCACAATCAGGACATGAAAAATATTTTCCAATACAAGATTCACAAACATATCCTCCGTTAAAATGTCTTGTCTGTGCACCTTCTTTTCCACAACTAATACATTTTGCCATAGAAGAATCCTCCTCTCTCTAGTAATACAAAAATTATACCATTCCAACTACCAATATTCAATTGTCAATGTACCTTTGCCCCTAATCCTTATCCTGCAACTTACATATCGCCCACAAGACGAACACTGCTCCAATTACCAGGACTATTGCCAATGTGTTAATTATCGACATCCTAATCACCACGCTTCCATATCAAATTCTTCTCTTGGAATTTTTGTATTGCTAATCTTTTTATAAATATCAACATATATTTCATCCTTAGCTCTGTTGTATGTAACTTCTGCGTATCTGTAACCCATTGGCTGTCCCCAAATAGTACACTTCTTATAACCTAATTCGTGCGCAAACCACACTAGGTCTAATTCGCTAATGTTAATATTTTCGTTTAATACTTTAATCACCGCATTCTTTGCAGCCTTCTCAAATTCGTAACTTGTCATTCTATTCGCTCTCCTTTTCAAAATCATTTTTGTTAACATATTCTACAATT